TCAATGATTATATCAAATATTATATTAATAAAACTATTCTATATGAAAAAATTATCGAATTAATAGATAATAGTAATTTTTGTGGGATTTCAACAACATGTTGGACGTATTCGGCAAAAATATGTGGGCAGTTGGTAGAAAAGGCTAGTGAAGAAGACGTGGTAGTTCACAATTTAAGTAAATAAGGAATTTTAATGTCAAAAATTTTTGGTGTATTAGGACTTGCCAATAGTGGAAAAAGTACGGTTAGTGAAATGTTAGTTAACGAATATGGATTTGAACATATGTCATTTGCCGATTCTTTAAAAGAAGCAATATCAAGTATTTTTGGGTGGCCGATGGAAATGTTACGTGGAAAAACATCGGAGAGTAGAATTTGGCGTGAACAAATTGATGAATGGTGGGCAAAACGATTGGGTATGCCTGAATTAACTCCTCGATGGGTACTTCAACAATGGGGTACAGAAATTTGTCGAAATAGATTCCATCAAGATATTTGGGTCGCATCTTTAGAGAAAAAATTAAATAAAACGGATAAAAATATTGTTATTGATGATTGCCGATTTGTTAATGAAATAACTGCAATTAAAAATTCTGGTGGTTTATTATTAAAAGTTATGCGTGGCCCACTTCCACCGTGGCATTCGGCTGCACTTACTACATTAGATTATGGAGATAATTTAATGGCAAAATATTATCCAACAGTTCATATAAGTGAATGGGGTTGGGCCGATCAAAAAGTAGATTTTATCCTAGATAATAATAATGATTTAAATAATCTTCGATTACAAATTAAAAAAATTATGAGTTAATTAATGGTTTCATATGAAGCCATTTTCTTTCCCTGAAAACGTCATTTTATTACTCTACTCGATAAATACAACTGTGAATTATGTATTTAAAGCGAGGAAAAATAAATGAGTTCAACTTTAAAGAGCCCAGGCGTATCAATTTCTATAATAGATGAGAGTCAATATGTAAGTTCTACTACTGGAACAATTCCTCTTATTTTGGTTGCCTCCGCAGAAAATAAAACAAATCCAAGTGGAACTATTGCCCAGTATACAACATCAAATACTGCCGGGCAATTATATCTTGAAACATCCCAACGTGGGCTAGTTAATGATTTCGGTCAGCCAATTTTCCAGAATATTTCCGGCACAGGTGTTAATGGTGATGAACGAAATGAATATGGTTTGATGACTGCCTATTCAACACTGGGAAGTTCTGATGCGGCATATATTATGCGCGCCCCAATCGATCTTAACGCATTAAAAGGAAATTTGATCCCTCCTACTTCCGCTCCGGCAAACGGAACAGTATGGCTTGATTCATCTTCGTCAGTTTGGGGAATTCTTCAATATAATGCAGCATCTCAAACATTTACATCCATTTTGCCGACAAATGCATCTGGTTCTGGTAAATTGTGGGTTATAACAGAAACTAGTCAAACATCAGATGGAGCATTTAGTGTTCCCTTATCTTCTATTGGTAAACCAGGAGATTATGCCATAGTTTTAACCAATGTCAATAATCCAGTATGGTATCAGAATGCAATTGGTGCCTGGGTAGAAGTTGATACGGTTTTATGGCAGGCCAGTGTCCCAACCGCAATTGGAACAGTAACTAATCCAACTGCAACCGGCAATTTGGTATTGAATGGAAGTAATGTTGTATTATCCGGCGCCAATTTATCAACTATTGTAACTAATATTAACGGTGCTGCAATTTCTGGTGTAACAGCTTCGGCAATAAGTAATCGAGTTGCATTATATGCAACAAGTGCCGCAGTTAATAATTTAGTTAATGTGTCAGGTGCGGTAGCCACTCAAATTGGATTATCCGCTGGTTCATATTATGCCCCTGCATTCCAGGCAAGTCCTTATACTAATGTTCCTGCGTGGAATAGTACGTCTGCAACACCCGAACCAACTGGAAGTATCTGGTTTAATACGAGTACCCAAGAGAGTGGAGCAAATATCGTAGTTAATGTATATAATAGTACAAAAAATTCTTGGGTATCTAATCCTGTTACTGTTGGAACAAATGACGCCGAGCTGAATTATACATTAGATCCAATAGGCGGGGGTATTAATATTTCTGCTGGAACTTATGTATTAGAATTAGGTGCTGGATCATTTACTTCACAACTATTAACTCGTCAGTCAGGAACTACCTCTGCTGTAGGTACTATTGCAAATCCAACATTAACTGGATCAGGTCCGTTCACATTTGAGATTAATACATCTGTTGCGGGCAGTAACGTTTTTGCCGGTAATGTAACAGTATCTTTTACAGGAACAACCTCTTCAGCCATAGTTTCGGCGATAAATTCTGCCGCGATAGTAGGAATTTCTGCAGGTTTAACGAGTTCTAATCATATTCAAATACAAAATACATTTGGCGGAACATTTTATCTGTATGATGGTGCTAATACACCATTGGAACAAAGTGGTATTTTACCAACAGGAACAACATTTGCCAAAATTAGTAATTGGATTGCACCTAGTTATGTAGTTTCAACAACAGCACCGACTGCGGATCCTACTGATGGAACTCTTTGGTATTATGATGATCCGACGGTTGCTGATATTATGATTAATACGGGTACTCAATGGGCAGGATATCGAACGGTAACTGCTAATGTTGAACCACGTGGATATAATTTAACTTTAACTGATCCTGCTGGACCTATTGTTAGTGCAAGTTCGCCATTATATCAATCAACAGGCAATGTTGTTGTAAATGGAGATATTTGGATTAATACGTCTGATTTAGAAAATTTACCAAATATTAATCGATATCAAAGTGGCAGTTGGGTTCAAATTATAAATACTGATCATACTAGCAGCAACGGTATTGTGTTTGCCGATGCCAGATGGGCTACTTCAGGAAATGTTGATCCTGCAATTAATTCTTTGCCATCAATAAGTAATTTGGTTTTGAGTAATTATTTGGACTCAGATGCGCCGAGTTATGCATTCTATCCTCGTGGAACATTACTTTTTAATACCAGACGAAGTGGTATGAATGTTAAAGAGTTCGCTACCGATTATTTAACCGGATCTAGTGAAACATCGGCATGGGTAACAACAAGTGGAAATAATGAAAGTGGGGTTGCCTATCAAGGTAGTTCTGCTCAACGAAATATCGTTGTTAAATCATTAATTTCTGCTATAGATTCAAGTGATCAAATATTAGAATCAGTGTATGATTTTAATTTAATTTCATGTCCTGGATATCCTGAACTTATCCCTACATTGGTAAGTTTAAATGCTACTCGAGGAAATACTGCCTTTGTTGTTGGAGATTCCCCTATGACGCTTGCAGCAACATCTAATACTTTAAATAATTGGTCAAATAATTTAAATAGTGCAACAACAGATGGCGTTGATGGTTTGGTTACGTATTCAGATTATTTGGGCGTATATTATCCGGCTGGACTTACAACCGATTTATCAGGTAATTCAATTGTTGTTCCTCCTAGTTATATGGCATTACCTACAATTATTAATAGTGATGCCAAATCATTTCCATGGTTCGCACCAGCGGGACCGCGTAGAGGATTAGTAACTAATGCAACATCTTTGGGATATATTGATAAATCTGGAGATTTTGTACCTAACTCAGTTTCTCAATCGTTGAGAGATATATTATACCCAGCAGGAGTAAATCCGATTAGCAATATTTCTGGTACTGGGCTAGAAATTTATGGGCAAAAAACCCGTGCATCACTAATTGGTGGATTAACATCTGAATTAAGTCGTATTAATATTGCACGGTTGGTTATTTATACTCAAGGTAAATTAGCTTCAATTGCAAGTTCATTTTTGTTTGAGCAAAATGATTCTTATACAAGATCTAGCCTAGCTTCTGCTATAGGAACATTAATGACTGATTTGCAGGCAAATAGAGCCATTAGTGATTGGGCTGTTGATGTTTCGACAGATATTAATACACAGGCAATTATTGATGCAAATCAATTATGGGCAAGTGTTGCAATATTACCAATAACTGCCGTTGAATTCATTTATATTCCTTTGACAATTACTGGATCAGCACTTACTTCTTCCGGTATTACAACCTCATAATTTTTGTATTATTTTAAAAGGACCATTTAAATATGGTCCTTTTTTTGCCTTTCGATAAATATAATTATGAAATTAGATGAAATTTTTTATGAAAGAAAACCCGCTCCGCGAGCCAATAAATTATTATCTTTTATCGAAAAAAATTGTTCGGAATATTTAAAAGAAAAACAAACCGCAGAACAATTATATAGACGTATGGATTATGGTGCTGAAATTGGATTTATAGGTATGCCCCCTAGAGGAAGAAGTCCTGTTGATACTGATTCACATTTTCAAAAATTAATTGACGCCAAATTAAAAAAACTGGATTTACAGCATTACGGTCAAATAGTATATTTTGCACGGGTAGAATAAGTAATACATATCAATTTGGAGCAAATTTATATGTTATTTTTCCAATTAATGGATTTTCATATACATGGTGTCCAACGAAAGATATTACCGTAGACTATAACTTAGGCACAACGGCCTGGTATACCTGTAAACTTTATTCGTTAGCCAGATTAAAAGATAGAATTTGTAATGGTAATTCTTCTTTTTCAATGTATTATGATTTAAAAACATTAACTCCCGAAAAATTTGTTAAAAAATATAAATTTCGAAATGATAATCTTGAAAAAGCAATGAGTAAAGGGTATGAAATTTATATACATGGGAAATATATAGCTGTTAATCAAGAATATTTTAAAGAAAATTTAGACCACTTCCCTGATATACGTTATAAGATTGGTAGTTAGAACAAAAATTAAAACGATTTCTAAAAATCTAAGATTTGCATAAATAACATTATAAGATATTTGTAGTACAGGAGATACAATATGGCCGGAGCAACAGGCTCTTTATTAAATATGACCGTTCCACTTGATTCTGGTCTCTCGGGTCAGGGATTATTAATGCCAAAATTGAAGTACCGTTTTCGAATATTATTTGTCGGATTTGGCGCGGGCAGTACAACAACAGAATTGACTAAACAGGTAATGACAATTACTCGTCCTTCTGCTGATTTTGAAGATCAAGTGATAGATGTATATAATTCTAAAATTCACTATGCAGGCAAAGTTAAATGGGATCCACTATCTATTGAATTGCGTGATGATGTTAATGGATCAGTTAGTGCATTGGTTGGCCAGCAAATGCAACGGCAATTTGATTTTTTAAATCAAGCATCCGCTTCTGCATCCGGGGCATATAAATTTGAATTAATTCAGCAGGTTTTGGATGGTGGAAATGGAACAGTCGATCCCGTTGTCTTAGAAGAGTGGGATATTGTTGGTGCATATATTCAGAAAGTATCTTATGGTGATAATGATTATAAAAGTTCTGAACCATTAACTATTAAACTTGATGTCGTATTCGATAATGCTCTCCAGAGTGGAAATTCTGCCGGTGGTATTGGCACGGTTGGTACACGGACATCGAGTTCAATACTTATCTAATATTAAATTAAATTTTCAAAAACGACTTCGATTAATCGAAGTCGTTTTTGTTTGGTCATAAATACATGCATGAGCGTTTTACAACAATTATTGTCGACTACTTCAATATCAGCTAATCCTGATATAACATTGCGTGACTATAGACATGCATCCAAAATTTTTAGCCCAAACAATAATAGTTTTGCACCAAAAACTAAAAATTGGTTTCATGTATATTTTCAATTAAATTCGGGCGCTCTAACAACTATTAATCAATCATTATCTACTGCAATAACCAGTAATAGAATAAATTGGCAGCCTAATAATTTACCGATACTTGGCGTATTGGCAAAAACTGTTGTTTTACCACAGCTTAAATTTGAAATTGTTAAAAAGAATCAATATAATAAATGGAGTATTAATACAACCAAAACAAATTATGAATCAGTTCAAATAACATTGTGGGATGATACAATTAATACGATTGATCATTTTTTATATGCTTATTATCAATATATGAATGCTGATTCTAGTTATGTTAATTGGGATCAGACGCAAACACAGGGTATAAATATACCTACTCAGTGGGCTCAATCCAATGGCAATGTTAGCTCAATTTATAGTTCAACTTTTGATAATTATGGATTAGACACTGTTCAAACATCCGATACGGGAACTCAGATTACACCTGTCGCGGGTTCAAATTTTAATCGACCAAATTTATTTTTTGATAGTATAAGAATTTATCAATTTAATAGATCTGTTGATGTATCTATTGGTCCAGAATATAATGAATTTGTATTAGTAAATCCAGTAATAACAAGTTACGAGCATGATCAGTTAGATTCGGCGGATTCGGATTTTATGACAAATAAAATGACGATTGATTATGAAACTGTTTTGTATAATTCCGGTCAATTAGAAAATGATGAATTGGCTAGTTGGGATCGAGTAACATCTTCTTTATTTGATAACACTGTTAGTCCATTAGGCGAAACGAGTTCAGTATCTACAACTTCGACGGACACAACCAATGTTATTGAAAATGCTACAGATGAAACAACGAACATTATAAATAGTGGCGGGGTAAATTCTGTAACTACGGTATTAGATTCGGTTTCGGGATCGTCTTCCTCAATTGATTCTGCCGCTCAAATTTCATCCGGTAGTTCAATTATAGGAGTCCCAACAATTTTACAAGATTTTGGCACGAGTGGAAATCCACCAACAGTAGGATAATTTATGGCAACTATAAAAACAAAAACATCCAGTATAAATCGAAATAATTTTGATTACATTCGTGCATTTGCGGAAACACAAAGCAGCAATTCAATTGTTGTTGATGAATTAGTTCAAGCATATACATTAATATCACAAAATATGAATTTGGACCCAATTACATTAATTCAGCAAATTGAAAATGGAACAATTTCTGATTTAACATTGGCTGCTCAAATGAATTCAGTAAGAGCCCAAAATGCATTAATAGGGGTTATCCCAACCCAAGCGACTCCATTGTTTATTTCACGGGAGATTTCGGCCTGATGTCTAAATTTGCAAAAGGACTCTACAATATAAAAAATAAAGAAAAATATATCGGGCAACACGCTCCTATTTTTAGATCTTCATGGGAAAGTTCTTTTATGGCTTTTTTGGATAATCATCCAAGCGTATTACAATGGGCTTCCGAACCTTTTGCCATTCCCTACAAAGACCCCTTAACTGGAAAAAATAAAAGATATTTTCCGGATTTTTTAATGATATATCTAGACTCTTCCGGAATTAAACATGGGGAAATTATTGAAATTAAGCCCAGTAGTCAAACAGGTCAAACCAAAACAAAAAGTAAGATAAATCAGGCCCAAATTATTCGTAATCAAAGTAAGTGGGCATACGCTCTACAATACTGCGAAAAGAATGGTCTAAAATTTCGGCTGATTACAGAACTCGAACTTTTTAGAAATGTAGGTAAAAAATAATGGCCCAAAATTTTTTTTATGACGCTCAGTTAAGAAAATGGATACTGCAAATTATGCGTATCTTCAGTGAATTCACGGTTCAATATAATTTGGATTCTGCCGGAAATCAATTATATACTCGAGTCCCTGTTATATGGGGTGATGGTTCTTTTCAGGCAGCAACTATTCAACGGTTAAATTCAGAAAATACAATGCCATCTATTCCAATGATTAGTGTTTACATTAATAATCTTAAATATGATCGTGATAGAACACAGAGTCCAACATATGAAAGTTCAAAAAGTATTCGGACTCGACAATATGATGAAACCGAAAATGCTTATTTACCAACACAAGCAAATGCCTACACAATTAAAAGATTAATGCCTGCTCCTTATAAATTAGAAGTTAAAGTTGACATTGTTACAAGTAATACTCAGCAAAAAATGCAATTAATGGAACAAATTTTGCCATTATTTAATCCGGCATTAGAAATTCAACAAACAGATAATTTTTTAGCCTGGGAAAGTTTATCTTATCTTGAATTAACAGATACGGTTTGGTCAAGTCGATCTATTCCAGTTGGGCAAAGTAATGATACAAGTTATGATATTTCAACTTTACAATTTGAATCTCCAATTTGGCTAACTCTCCCGACAAATGTTAGTAAGATGGGAGTTATATTTAAAGTTATAACAGATATTAATGGGATTGGTGATTTAAACGATCTTATCTATGGGACGCGTCAGGTTGTTACATATAATAATTATGGATTATATGTTAAAAACAATACAATTCGTATTTTGAATCAAGGGGTAACAAATACAAATAATTCGAATATATATGGTCAACCATTGGATTGGAATGCTATATTATCTGTTTATGGAAATTTGCGTCCAGGTGTTTCAGAAATTCGATTAACATATGACGATTCCGCAAATGAAATAATTGGAACAATAACTGTTGATCCAACTGATTCTACAACCGTATTATATAATATTGATTCGGAAACTTTACCAATTAATACACTTTCTCCAATTACTGGGATTGTTGATCCATTGAAGCAAGCACCTGGTATTAACGGACTTCCCACTGAAGCCATTGGGCAAAGTTATCTTCTGATTGGGTCATCCAATATTAATTCCAGTAATGTTTGGCCATTAGCTTCTAACGTTGCAAATGTTAATGATATTATTACATATAACTCTAATACATGGATTACAACATTTTCGGCAGTAAATAATATTGGTAATATTCAATTTGTTGAAAATAATTCATCTAATGCACAAATACAATGGAACGGTAATGCATGGGTTGCTGGTTATGAAGGCCCATATAATGCAGCATCTTGGAGATTAATAATCTAATGAAAATATCAGAGCTATTATTTGAATATAACGAGAAAAGATTAATCAATGACTTTGGAAACAAATTACAAATTAAATCCAAGTCAGATTCATCTGCTCCAAAAAATTTATCTTCTGTTAATTTAATTAAAAATATTTCAGATTTAGATCCGACGGGCAATAAAGAATTAACTTTTTGGCTTGTTCTTAATTACGCAAATAATAGAATAAACCGATATGAAGACATAGCTTCAAGAGCTATTCCGGAGTTATTAAAATACAAGGCTTTGCTTAAAAAACCAAATCTAACTCCTCCACTAACAATTCGAGATATAAATCAAATTAAAGGACTTACTTCTTTAGAAGAAATTATTGATCAATATAAGGAAGTCGATGTTACTTCAAATAAAGAACAAGAAAACAAAGAAGAACAAAACTTCTTTAATACAAATCAAGCCGAGTTAATTTATAACGACAGTCAGGTGAAAGTTGTTGTCCCTAAAACGAAAGCAGCAAGTTGTTTCTTTGGAATTAATACTAAATGGTGTACTGCGGCGAAGAAAAATGATAGGTTTGATGATTATAATGAAAAAGGACCACTTTACATAGTTTTATTTAAAAAAGAAAACAAAAGGTACCAATTTCATTTTCAAACCGGACAATTCATGAATGAAAAAGATGAATCTGTTAACCCAAATGAATTGGCTGATGAATATCCAATTTTATGGAAAATATTCACTCCAATTGCTGAAAAAAATAACTCTTTATATTTAAATGAACACCCATCTGAAAAAGTCCAATTGGCCGCAGTTCAGAAATATGGTAAGGCAATTCAATTTATTAAAAACCCATCTGAACAATTGCAATTGGCCGCAGTTCAACAAGATGGCCGGGCAATTCAATTTATTGAAAACCCATCTGAACAATTGCAATTGGCCGCAGTTCAACAATCCGCCGCTGCAATTCTATTTATTGAAAATCCATCTGAAAAAGTCCAATTGGCCGCAGTTCAGGAAGATGGCTATGCAATTCAATTTATTAAAAACCCATCCGAACAAGTCCAATTGATCGCAGTTCGTAAAAATAGCCGGTCAATTCAATATATTAAAAACCCAACTCTCAAAGTTAAAGGCATTGCAAAAGAAATTAGATCTAGGAAATAAACTTATGAAAATTAATACAAAATTAGAAGAAGAATTTGATTTAGCTCCAATGTCTTTAAACGAGGAAGAGCCGATTAAAGATCTAATTCCGTCTGAATTAGCGCCATTGGATCGATATAAAGAATTGAATAAAATTGATGCAGCTTTACCATTAGTTAGGGGATTAGAATCAACAGATCAAGAATTGGATGAAATCGCAGTCACGGCAATGAATTCATATAAAGAACTTATGGATTTAGCAATGAATATTGAACAACGATTTGTGGGGGAAGTTGCTGGCGCTGCGTCGAATATGTTAGGTCACGCGCTGAACGCCAGAACCAACAAAATAAAGAAAAAATTGGATCTAATATCTTTGCAAATTAAGAAGCAAGTTGCTGACGGGAAAGTAAAATCAACGGATGATGCTACTCCGATCGATGGAACCGGAACAGTATTGAGTCGTAATGAATTACTCGACCACCTTTTGGGTACAAAAACAGTAGATCAAACTAAATAGACATATGAGGTATTAGAATGAAGAAATTTAGTGAATTTTTAGCGGAAAGTATTAAAAATTACTCTTATTCGGTAAAATTAAATTTTAAACCGGATAATGATCTGCTATCTAAGATCGAGCAAGCCCTTGCAAAATATGAATTGATTGATATTACCGGCGTAACTAGCCAACCCATTCAACGAGTTGATAAAGATTTTCCTGGAATTAAAAATCCAGAAGTATATGTTTTCAAAGTGACAGTTGCTTATCCTGCCCCGGCTGAATTTATACGGCATACTATTTCGAGTATTGGATTAGAATTAGAAAATGTTTGCGTAACAAATACCGAGCATGATGATAGTATGAATAAGGAAAACGACGCTGTTGCCAAAAATACAAGTGATAAAGCGTTATTAGACCAAGATTATCCTAAAGATGATAATAAAGTTATTGCTGATGATAATTACGGGGATGAATATAATTCAAGATTAATTAAGAATTCTGCTGGTGCAACAGATCAAATAATTCCTAAAGAATTGAGAAAAGTTAAAGGTAACACATTAAATGATATTCCAGTCGGAACAAAATCTGCAATGGGTTCGGTTAAACCAACTATTCCGACAGTAAGGAGCTTTGCACGATAATGGAAAATGATATTAAAAAATTTCGAAATATTATTTTAGAAGCAGATACAACTAATTATAATGATTCTCGGAAAGTTCCCGCGCAAGAATCTAATAGCCGATATATTCAAAATTTGGGATTGGCTTTAGAAGACATTAAGAGTCAATTATTAGAAACTATGTATGAGGCACGAGATATTTTACATAAAATAGAACGTACACAGGAATGTAATATTATTGCTAAACGAGCTAATGCATATTGGTACGCACATATTAAAACAGCAATTGGAGATTCTGAATATTCCTCGGGAAGTGCGACAACATTACAAAATACTATTGATGAATTACGAAATTATAATGACTCGGAAGAAGAGGATTTCTAAATGGATATGCAACGTATTTTGACCGTTTTTAATTCTTTGCAAAATAATAATTTATCTGCGACTCCACCAATGTTGGAACCGCAATCCTTTTCTTGCAATCAATGCCAAGATACTGGAATGTGTTTGTGCCCCTGTTGTAACGGAACTGGTTTGGTTGATGATAATAGTGGAATTTTAGATGATGGTATTCCATGTAATCAATGCTCTGATGGTAAAATTGTGTGTGATTGTCAATCAAATAATATTCATGAAACTATTGATAGCAAGGGATTTAATAAGCCATATAAACAACAAATTGAACGTTGTTTTAAATGTGATGAACCAACCGGCCGAGCGGGAAAAGGCGACGATTCATTATATGATTCAGACGGTGTCGGCCCATATTGTCAGGAATGTTATGATAAAAAATTTCGTGACCCATTAGATGAATCATTTGAAAATACAGATGAAGAACATGAATGTGAAATATGTGTTTCTCGTAATGCACACGATACCGAATATGGTTGGTTATGTGATGATTGTTATTTAGATGTCGAACGGGAAGAAAAAGAGAAGAATGGTACTTTGGATGAATCTTTTGAAAATACAGATGAAGAACAAACTTGCAAAGGCTGGTTAAATGTTGCATACCAAGCATTATTTGGTGAATTTAATTCTGGGTTAATTGAACATGTTAAAATTTGTTTAGAAAAGGCGCAAGAGGAATGTGAAGATAAATCAGTTGACTGTATTGTGTGCAACGATATTTCTAATATTATTCGTTACCTACATGATAAAAATAAGGTTGATCTTGATAGAGTAAAATTTTTATTACATTCCTTAATTGATAGAATTGATAACAACGATGAAGTAAATGATAATTGGGATTTAAATGAATCTTTGCAGGATAATTTAAATGATGCAACGTCTAACTATCGAAATGCTAAATGTCGATGCGGGCATGGTATTAAAGAGCATGATAATCATGGGGAAGACTGCTTGAAATGTGCCTGCCATCAATTTGATCCTATTCATAAATCTAAAATTAAAGAATCAACTATTTCTTCTACCTGGGGTAATAGGATACGAGATATATGGGAAGGTATTGCGCATGATCTAATGGCTATTGGTGGAGTAGATGCTGATGGAGCCAGGGAAGCCGTCAGCCAAAAATTATACGACGATTTTAATTCATGGCGACATTTAAATAGTAGAATACGACAAGAACTGTTAAAACAGTATTTGAGTGATGATGAAGTTGCATCGGCTAATCCAGAAATTCAAGATAATTTGACAGCGACTAACGATTTCGATGATGAACATGAATCGGATGATGACATTGACAAATGGTATGCTGATTATGAAGCTAACCAAAATTCACGTGTCCCGGAATCAAATGATGAAGGATCATATTGTCCTAGCTGTGGAGAAGTATTTGATTCAAGTAAAAAAGAATGTGGGCATTGTCATGTTGAATTATTTTCCGAAAGCAAAATTGTAAAAAGAAAAATCAAAGAGTCTATTTGCAAAAATTGCACGGCAGATGGAGTAATACCTTGCCAGGCATGTAATGGACATTCAGGAAATGAAAAATGTGAAGAATGTCATGGCGAGGGGGAAATTACTTGCCCAGAATGTAATGGTAATGGACATATTAAGGATAAAAAAATGAAATCCATACGTGAAAATTTTAATGCAGAAATGGATGAATGTTCAAATTGCGAGGGTAGAATGGAATCAAGTCAAAATAATTTATCGATTAATACTAGTTATGATAGTTCAACTAATCGAAGATCAATTTCAATATCTGCTGAAAATGAAAAAGCGGAAGAATTGGCTGATATTTTAAGATTGTCAGGATTATTGCCGGGCAGCGAGAACCAACAAAATAGTGAAGTTACTGATCCTGAATTTAAAGTTGAAATTGAAGAACCTTTAATGGATGATAAATTAACTGAGGCAAAAAGTTATTCAATTCAGGCTCGTAAAACAAAAACATCTCCGATTACTTATTTGAGTTTAGCACCAACTAAGTGGGTTAAAACAAAAGATGATGCTCATAAATTTACTGATCTTGAATCCGCGGCTACTAAGGCAGCGAGTATTAAAGACAAACAGGAAGTTACCGATGTAAAGGTTGTTCCAAATCTTAATGAATCTCAATTAAATGAATTTCATGCAAAAGGCCATGAGTGTGATTTTTGCGGTAACCCATTATCTCAGAATGATTATACCTCTTCTCGTGGGTGGAGTTATCATTGTGGCTCTTGCGGATTCAGATATAATCATAATGGAGAAACCGCTGAGGCTCAAATTAGAAAACAACTAAAGAGTGGAAAAATTGATAAGGAAGATAGTTTGGATATATATGAATCTACAGAACCAAAAAGAATTAAACATCCCGGTGTTAAATGTATCGGAAAGGATTGCAAAAAAACAGCACGTTGGAGAATGACGGATGGTAAAATGATGTGTGATTCTTGCAAATCAGAAAAAGATAAAAAGGTTAATGAATCATTATCTCCCGAAAGAAAAGAAACTGGCGTAAATGATGCACCAAAAGCATGGGCCAATGAACCCAACGAACAAATTGCTCATTGGAGAGCAGTTGTAGATGATACCCAGGGTTTAAGCAAACCTCAAGACATGTTTCCAAATCGATTAGGCGATAATCCACTGAAGGTAGCAAAAGATTTGAAAGACGAAAAATTACATGAAAATGTTGAAATTAATAAAATAGCTATTAATTTAGC